AAGGAGCCCTTGGATAAAGATTTTGTCGTCGAGGAATGTAACGGCAAGAAGGAATGGATTCATAAGCGCCATCCCAGGCCTGGAAAGGAATAATCATGGATAACTTTGATAGTTTTATAGAGAAACCTTCGGCTTTGTTTGAAATTGTCGACGAGGTTGCCAATGGCGGCTCGTTAATTACGTTCTGTAAGCAGGAAAAACTGCGGTACTCGAAGGTGATAAATTGGATTTATGAGGATGAGGGGAAGCAGAAGAGTTACGAAAAAGCTTTAGAGGCGCGCGGGGAGTGGGTGGCCCAGAGGTTGCTTGCGGAATTGCAGAAGGTGTCGTTTGTTAATGTTAAGGATTTGTTTGATGATGATGGCTCTATTAAAGATGTAAGCGATTTGGATGATGATGTTGCTGCAGCTATCGGTGGTATTGATATTCAGGAAGAGGTGAATGATAAAGACGGCAATGAGATTGTCCCTCGCACTCGGAAGATCAAACTCATTGACAAGCTGAAATCCATTGAGTTATTAGGGAAGAACCTGAAAATGTTCACTGACAAAGTTGAGCATTCTGGTGGAATGAGCTTGGAGAAATTGGTAGAAGGTAGCATGAAGCCGGAAGAGGAAACGCCGGAAAAACCGGAAACCGTTGCTGACGATAAAGGTGTAACCACTGAAGATATTAAAAATGCAAAGGATAAAGTTGATGGGCAGGAAGATAAAAGCGAACCGCAAGAAACAGAAGCGGAAGAAGTCGACGACGGCATCTAAGAAATATTAAAACGGCTTGTAGTGTAGTGGCAGCACACCAGGGGGAGTGCCCTGGAAGCCCAGGTTCGATTCCTGGCTACCGACCAAAATTTCGGCGGGGTGGAGAAGTGGAATCTCGCTTGGCTCATAACCAAGAGAACGGCAGTTCAAATCTGTCCCCCGCTACTATAAAGGACCATATTGAACGTAGCTGAAGGTAAAATAAAAGAGTGGCGTGAACACCCTGTTCAGTTTGTTCGGGAAGTATTTAAGGTTGAACCGGATGAATGGCAAAAAGAAGTCTTAGAAGCATTTCCCCATAACAACCGCATGGCGATGAAAGCGTGTAAAGGGCCTGGAAAAGAACAGCCATACTCCCTAATTATTGATACTCCTAATGGTTCTCGACTGTGGGGAGATTTAAAAGTTGGTGATTATGTATTCGCAGAAGATGGAAGTCCTACCAAAATAAAAAACGTCTATCCTCAAGGCGTTAAAGATATTTATACAATCAAGTTTGATGATGGGTCAAGCACGAAGTGCGGGTTAGAGCATTTATGGAAAGTCCGAGGTCGCACAGAAAAGCGCAATAAAACTTGGGCAGTAATTGATACTGCTGAAATTATCCGGCGTGGCGTTAAAATGAAACAGGGAAAAGGTTTTTATAATCAATTCCAGATTCCTTGTCAGGGAGCAGCGCAATTTTTTAATAATAATATTGAAATTGATCCGTATGCTCTAGGTGTGTGGTTGGGTGATGGAACAAGAGATAGATCGTCATATTCATCTGTTGATCAGGAAATTAGAAATTTAATAATTGATAAAGGATTAAAGGTAAGTGTAAGAGAAGTTGAAGATAAGTGTCCTTTATTTTACATTAGTGGAATTAAAAAGGGTTTAAGAAGATTAAAAGTTCTTGATAAATATAGTTATGAAAAATTCATTCCTGAAAGTTACAAGAGGAGCTCTATAAGAAATAGAATTGAATTATTACGCGGGTTGATGGACACTGATGGTACGATTGATAACGAAGATTCAAATTGTGAGTACAATACTACGTCGCCGCCATTGGCACAGGATGTAATTTGGCTTGTGAGATCATTGGGCGGAAAAGCTAGTTTCAGGAAAACAAAAAAAACAACACATCGTGATTGTTACAGAGTAAATATTACAACTCCATTTAATCCTTTTAATTTACATAGAAAGATGATTTTATGGAAAAAGGTTTCTCAAGATAGATATTTAACAAGAACGATTGTTTCTATTGAGAAAACCGGAAGGGAATTTGCAAGTTGTATTGAAGTCGAACATTCTTCACATTGTTATTTAACAAACGATTTCATTGTTACTCATAATACCTGTCTTTTGGCATGGATTATCTGGAATTTCCTTGCAACACGCCCGCACCCGAACATAGCAGCAACCTCAATTACAAGCGACAACCTCTCTGACGGGCTCTGGAAAGAACTTGCAAAGTGGCAGAACCGATCTGAATTTTTGAAAGAAATGTTCCAATGGACAAAAACCCGCATTGTTGCGCGCCAAGCCGCAGCTACTTGGTGGTGTTCAGCGCGTACCTGGAATAAGGCCGCCGATCCAACGCAACAGGCCGACACTCTTGCCGGACTTCACGCAGACTATCTTCTCTTTATAATAGATGAGGCCGGTGGTATTCCTGATGCTGTTATGGCAGCCGCAGAAGCCGGACTTTCTACCGGTATTGAAACCAAAATAATTATTGCCGGAAACCCAACGCATACCGATGGGCCGCTTTATCGCGCATGTGCTACTGAAGGCCATTTATGGCATGTTACGGAAATTACGGGCGATCCAGACGATCCAATGCGTTCACCTCGTATCAGCATTCAGTGGGCGCGTGAACAGATTGAAAAATATGGGCGCGAGAATCCTTGGGTCCTCGTTAACGTATTTGGCAAATTCCCACCTTCCTCTATTAATACGCTAATCGGGCCGGATCAGGTCAGAGCAGCTATGAAAAAATCATACCGAGTTGATGTTTATAATTGGGCGCAGAAGAGGTTAGGCATTGACGTTTCCCGTTTTGGAAATGATAGAACCGTTATTTTTCCTCGGCAGGGATTGCAGGCTTTCATGCCTGCCATTATGAGGCATAATCGTGAGGACCCTGTTTCTGTCGATATTGCAAACAGAGCGACTATGGCGAAAACTCGGTGGGGAAGCGAAATGGAAATCTTTGATGATACCGTTGGTTGGGCTCATGGAGCAATAGACGTTATGCGTTCTCAAGGACATTCACCTTTACCGATTGCTTTTGACCGGCCTTCTCCTAATCCGAGGTACAAAAATAATCGTGCGTACATGTGGTTTATGATGATTGAATGGATTAAGCGCGGCGGTTCACTTCCGAATATTCCAGAGCTTGTTCCAGAGTTGACGACACCAACGTATCTTTTTACTGGCGGGAAATTTCAACTTGAAGATAAGCGTCAGATTAAAGAACGCATGGGTTGGTCCCCAGATTTAGGCGATGGACTTGCATTGACGTTTGCAGTTCCCGACGTGCCAAGAGAAGAATTAATACTTATGCGATTAAGGCAACATAAAGGCGGTGGTGACAAGGCTTTATCAGAATGGGACCCTTATGAGGATAACAGAAAATAAAAAGAAAATTATGTTGTATATTTTTTGATTATAGTTAATAATGATAATAACGGAAAACCTGATATGAAAAATGAGAAAGGAAACCGGTCATGCCTTGTTAGAGAAATATCCCAATACATATATGATGGATTTGAAATCATGCAACAACAAGGAACAGTTGAGCATGTTGTTGAAATGATTGATAGAAATTTTCACCATGTCGTATATGTAAGAGATTGCGGGATTCTTATTGGTGTAGCGGTTTTTTTTAGGGTAACAGATTCAACTTTGGAGAAAATAAAATGTGGCGAAGTTGATCTAAAGGACCCAGAAGAATTTAAGAAAGTTGAAAAAGAGGATGGCGATAACGTTCATATTTTTTCGATTAGAGCAGATGGGATGGCAACGATTTTAAGAGGACTAAGAGATATTATAAAGAATTTGAAACCGAAAACGGTTTCGTGGTATCGAGATAACGAAATGAAGGATTTAAAAATTATACGGAGGAAAGCCTAATGCCGCCAATTTTAGGAGCAATAGGAGCGTCAATCTTAGGTTCAACAGCAGCGACAGCAGCCGCAGGCGCAGGTGCATTAGGAACAGCATTTACCGCCGGAGCAATTGCAACTGGGACAATTGTAACCGCAGCAACAATCGCCGGTACTGGTGCAGTTATTTCTAATTCTAAACGACGAGCCGAATCTCAAGCTAGACTTGCAAGAGAACAGGCGCAGGCTACTCAGCAAGAAACAAACAAAGAGGTCGCAAAACTTGAAACACAACAGAAGGCTGAAACAAGTGGCAAACAAGAAGCTGCAGTAAGAACTGTCGCTAGAGAAAAACAGCGCAGAAAAGCAGCTTCGGCCCGAGGCCGTAGAAGCACAATTTTAACTTCGCCATTAGGTGAGCCAGGCGGCGGTGCGCCGTCAGGTAAAGCTAAAGAATTGACAGGAACATAATTTATGGTTGCTATTAGAGAAGGTAGAATCAAAAAAAATGATATTCTTCGGGTAGAGTTGGAGAATGAAAGATCGTCGTTTATTGGTCATTGGCGCGATCTTGGAGATCATAACCTTCCCAGAAGAACAAGATTTACGACACATGATACTAATAAAGGGCAAGGTCGTAACCAGAAAATTATTAACTCAACTGGCCCATTATCGGTAAGAACATTACGTTCAGGAATGACAGCAGGGATAACTTCACCTGCGCGACCTTGGTTTCGTCTTACGATACAAGATAAGGCATTAGCAGAATCAGGGCCGGTTAAAATATGGCTCGAACAAGTAACTGACAAGATTCGCTCGATCTTTCTCAAATCTAATTTGTATAATAACCTTTCTACTATATATGGCGATCTTGGAGTTTTCGGGACCGGCTGCATATTTATGGAAGAGGATTTCGAGGACGTTGTTAGATTCTATGCGCTGCCTATCGGAAGTTACGCGATTGCAAATGATGATAAATTAAAGGTTCGAGTTTTCATGCGAGAATTTCGATATACAGTGCGTCAGATTGTTTCAAAGTTTGGTACGAATTTTGATCAGGAAAAAGGTAGCGAAACTTTTGGACAGCCCGATTGGACGAATATAAGTGGTCATGTAAAACAATTATGGATAAACGGACAGAGAGAAACTTGGGTTGATGTTTGTCATATAATAAAGCCTAATGATGATTTTGACCCTAATAAATTAGAATCTAAGTTTAAAAGATATTCAAGTGTTTATTATGAAAAAGGAACACTAAGCGCGGGACAAGGAACGGCCTCAAATGCAACTGATGGTGATTCAGATAAGCTTTTAAAAGAAAGCGGATATAATCATTTTCCTGTTCTTGCTCCACGATGGGAAACAACCGGTGAGGATTCATACGCTACATCTTGCCCAGGAATGATTTCTCTTGGAGATAATAAAGCGCTTCAGACTATGGAGAAGCGTTTAGCACAAGCAGTAGAGAAGATGGTTAATCCTTCAATGACAGGTCCTTCTTCTTTGCGCAATACGAAGGTTTCAATTCTTCCTGGCGATGTAACGTATGATGATACCAGGGAAGGTCAGAAAGGTTTCCGTCCTTCGCATGAAGTTGATCCAAAAGTAGGAGAGCTTAATCAAGCAATTGAGAAGCATGAGAATCGTATTGAGAAAGCATATTTTGTTGATTTGTTTTTAATGTTGTCAAATACAGATAGACGGGAGATTACAGCGCGCGAGGTTGATGAACGGCATGAGGAGAAGTTATTAGGTCTAGGCCCTGTTCTAGAGAACGTTAACCAAGATTTACTTGATCCTCTCGTCGAGAATACTATTAAATTTGGATTTGATCAAGGAATATTCCCAGAGCCACCAGAGGAATTGCAAGATGCTGAGTTAAAAATTGAGTATATTAGTATTATGGCTCAAGCTCAAAAGTTAGCCGGAATTGCAAGTCTTGAAAGATTTGTAGCTTTTGCCATTAATCTTGCAAAAGAAGTTGCTGCTGCTCAAGGAGTTGCCTTATTAGACAAGCTTAACTTGGATCAGATTATTGATGTTTATGCTGACAGGATGGGAGTTGATGCTGAGATTGTTGTTACTGACGAGGACGTTGCTTTTATAAGGAAAGATAGGGCAGCGCGCGACGCAGCACAAGCACAATTAGAGGCAATGAACAGTGGCGCTGATACTGCCGCGAAATTAGCCTCTGCCGATTTAGAGGGTGACAACGCACTTAAAAGAGTTGTTGAAACTGCGGGGGCAGCATAATGGGCGAAGAAAAGAAAAATGGTTCTTTGGTAAGAAACGCTGCTGATAAGAAGCAAGTAGAGAATGCAGGCAAAACAGAGAAGCGTAAACGCGAACAAGAATTAAATGATATTGCTTCTATTTTGTCGACAAGAGGGGGCCGTCGCCATATGTACCGAATGGTTAATGAGGTTTGTCATTATGATGCAGATGATTTCAACCATTCAGGTTCAATAACTAACTATAGCCTTGGTGAACGCGCAGTTGGTAAAGTAGTAAAAGTGGATTGTATAGAAGCAGATTTTGAAATGTGGCATTTAGCAGAAAAAGAAAACTGGTCATTTTTACAACCAAAAGGAGATTAATCATGGTAGACGATCCAAAAAAAGAATCGCAGGTTTCCACCGAAGATTCTGAAGAAGCAAAAGCGGCAGCACAGAAAGCAGCAGACGAAAAAGCAAAAGATACTAAGGATAAACTTTATCCTGAGAATGAAACTCCCGAAGAGAAAGAAACGCGGGAAACTAAAGAAAAAGAAGAAGCTGCTGAAGAAGAAAAAACCGCTAAAGAATTAACTGATCGCGCCGAAAAGGTTGGTCTTAAAGAAGGTGCAACTGAGGAAGAAGTTAAGGCGGCAGAGGACACAAAAGCTGCTGAAGAAAAGAAAGCAAAAGAGGAAAAGAAAACCGTTGCTGAACTTCAGGATGAAGCTCAAAAAGCAATGGAAGAATATCAAAAGAATCCAACGCCTGAAAATAAAAAGCTTGCTGATGAAGCGATTTCTGCTTCTAAGAAAGCGGTTGAATCAGAGAAGGGCGATAAGATTGAATACGATGTGAAGCTGCCTGAAGGTAGCTTATTGCCGGAGGACGCAACCGAGAAGATTGTCGCCAATGCGCGCGAACAAGGATTCTCGAATGAAGTTGCGCAGTCGATGGTAAATACAGCTAGTGAAGCAGTGATGGCACAGACTGAACAAGCAGCAAAAGAAGTCGATGAAATGGTTAACGTAACATGGCCTAAACAATGTTCTGACGACAAAGAGGTTGGTGGTGATGATTTTGTAGCGAATGCTGAACTTTCTAAGAGAGTTCTTACTAAGTTTGCTCCACCAGAATTTGTAGACCTCTTGGACCCTAGAACAAAGGAAAATCCGAATGGAACAAGTTACGGAAACAATCTTTATTTATTGAAATTTTTAGTTAGGATTGGTAAGGCTATGAGCGATGATCAATTGATTCTTGCAAAAGGAAAGGGACCAGAAAAGAAAAGTATGGCTGAAACTTTTTATGGCCCTAAGAAAGAAAAAGAATAAGGTATAACTAATAACAAAAAGGAGTAAATCAAATGTCTACTTTGGGAACTAATGTATTAACGCTTGCTGATTGGGCCAAACGGTTAGACCCTGATGGTAAAATTCCAACAATCGTTGAACTGTTGGAGCAAACAAACGAGATTCTTACCGACATGCTTTGGCGTGAAGGGAATCTTCCTACAGGTCACAGGGTCACTGTGCGCACCGGCTTGCCGACTGTTGCATGGAGATTGCTGAACCAAGGTGTGCAGCCTTCTAAAAGTACGACTGCGCAGGTTGATGAGGCGGTTGGCATTCTCGAAGCATGGTCTGAAGTCGACACTGATCTTGCTGAATTGAATGGAAACACAGCAGAGTTCCGTCTTTCTGAGGCTATGGCGTTTATTGAAGCCATGAATCAGGAAATGGCTGCAACTCTGTTTTATGGTAATAGTGGAACAGCACCGGAAGAGTTTACCGGATTAGCTGTTCGCTATTCTTCTCTTTCCGCAAACAATGCTCAAAACATTGTTGATGGTGGTGGAACGGGTTCCGACAATTCTTCGCTTTGGCTTGTCGGTTGGGGTGAGCAGTCGATCTACGGGATTTTTCCTAAAGGATCGAAAGCAGGACTTTCACATGAAGATCATGGGGAAGTAACGGTTGAAACCACAGCAGGTATCGCGGGAACGCGTATGCGTGCTTATCAGGATCAGTGGAAGTGGAAAACAGGTATTGCTTTGAAGGATTGGAGATATGTAGTTCGTATCTGCAATATCGACATTAGCAATCTTGTCGCGGAATCTTCTGCTGCGAATCTTACGAAATTGCTTATTAAAGCAATTCACAGGATTCCAAATTTGAAGGTTGGAAAGAATGTAATTTATATGAATCGTACTGTCGGTGAATTTCTTGATATTCAGCGACTAGACAATGTTACTGCGGGTGGTGGAATAAGATACCGTGAAGGTCTTGACGGTCAAGATATTCCATTCTTCCGAGGAATTCCAATGCGTATTTGCGATGCGCTTTTGGAAACAGAAGCAAGAGTAACGTAAATTAATTGAGATAATTTCCCCGTCGGGTGGCGGGGAATATCTTTTAACGATATTTTTCTAAAAAAGGAGAAGTCCAATGTATGTAGATGCTCAGTTATTATTTTCTGACGCGCAGGCTATCACAGCCGACGCAGCTTCAACCAATATTGTCGATTTAGGTTCTGTCCGTGATATTGGTACAGGTCAAAGTTTGTATATTGTAACGGTTGTTGATGTTGCAATGACGGATAGTGGAAGCGATTCTACTTTAGCTGTCATTCTTGAAGCAGATTCGACGACAACGTTGACACCGGATGAAAGCTTAACGCTGTTTACAATTCCTGCGGTTACGGCTGCCGGAGAAGTGTTTATTTCTCGTCTTGATCCAACTGCTGCTGTATTGCAGTATCAGTATCTCGGGATTCAATATACGCCTGCGAATGGTAATCTTTCAACAGGTTCGTTCACTACGTTTATGACGGTGAATGTTGATGCCTGGAAAGCTTACGCTGATAATATTACCATTTCGTAAGTAAATTTTTTGTAAACCTGTGGGGGTCCTACGGGGCCCCTGCATAACCAAGAAAGGGTAAGTCAATGGGCATAAGAGTTAGAGCTACAAAGGTTTGCTATTGCAACCACAAAAGATGGAAAGAAGGTGCAATTTTCGAGATTCAGAACATGGGAGCATTCTCGAAGTTAAGCATGGAATTGGTTGACAAAGCTGCACAACCTGAAGTAAAAGAACCTGATAATGTCAGGAAACCTGCTGCAATATCTGAAGGTTCTGGTGCTGCTTTGCATCAAGGAAATGTTGTTAGTCCAAAGAAGGCCGGAGAAGAAGCCGATAAAGCTGCTGCTGCATCTGCTGCTTCTGAAGAAACTCCTGAAACACCAGAAGTCCCGCAAGAAGGTGAAACGACGGGGGATGAGGACGTAATCTAAAATGGCTGCCGATACTGTAATCTGTAATTTAGCGCTTGGTCACTTGGGTATAAGTAAGGAGATAGCCAACGTGGAAACAGAGAAATCTGCATCTGCGTCTGCTTGCAGGAGATACCTACAACCGGCGAAGGATGAAACACTTCGGGATTTCAATTGGCCCTTTGCAACGGAGTATGCAACTTTAGGGCTTGTAGAAACCTCGCCGAATTCAGATTGGGCATATTCATATCGACAACCATCCAATTGTGCAAGAATTAGAAAGATTTTAAGCGGCATAAGAAACGATAGTCGGCAATCAAGAGTTCCTTATGAGAAGGCAAGCGACACCGATGGAATACTAATTTTTACAGATGAAGTAAATGCTGTTTTAAAATATACAAAATTCATTACAGACAACACCTTGTTTGATCAGGATTATATAATGATGTTAACTCTTTTATTGGCTTCGTATATAGCGCCAAGAGTAACTTCTGGTGATCCTTTTAAATTAGGTGAACGTTCTTTTCGTCTTTATACTAACTCGAAAGAGAAAGCACAATCGTCGGCCTTGAATGAACAGCAAGACGAAGAACAAGTCGAAGCAGAATCTATTAGAGCGAGGGAATCATAATGCCATTAACTAATATGAAAATGAGTAAAAAAGAAGTAAAGGGTGATTGTTGTGGGGAGATTGCTTCTGAGCAACCAAGATACCCTTGGGGTCTTGGTATAAATCTCGACGAGGAATCTATTACTAAGTTGGGAATAACAGAATTGCCTACTGTCGGTGATCCGAAAATGATTGTTGCTTATGTTGACGTTACAGAAACCAGAGAGGAAGATTCTGTTGGTGGTAAGAAACGTCGTAATATAAGATTGCAAATTACTGATATGTCGCTTGAGAAAAAGGTAAAGCCGAACAAGTTAAAAACATTGTATGGTGATGAGAGTAAAAAATGAAATATTTAGTAACTCCTGAACAAAGATTTATGTCTAAAGTTAAACAATCTGAAAAGGGTTGTTGGGAATGGTTGCAATATAATTCTTAATAGATTGTATCGAGGAGAGAAGCATGACTGCAATTGCACAGCGTAGTTTTTCTGGGGGTGAATTGGCTCCATCGCTATATGGAAGGACTGATATTGCGAAGTATATCACGTCGCTGAGAACCTATAGAAACATGGTAACAAAGAGGTCTGGTGGTGCTGATAACCGGCCTGGTACGAAGTTTATCATTGAAACAAAAGATTCCTCAAAAGCCTCTCGTCTTATTCCCTTTATATTTAATGCAGCCCAAACCTATGTTCTTGAATTTGGCGATCAGTATATGCGCGTTCATAGGAATGGCGCTAATGTAACTGTAGCTCCTGCCGCTTGGCTTGTTGGAACTGCATATGTAATAGGAGATTTAGTTGTTGATGGTGCGGTAAATTATTACTGCATTAAAGCGCTTACAGGTCAACAACCACCGAATGCTACTTATTGGTACG